AATGGTGGATACGCATCTTCCACCGCAAACCATACGAGACGATCATCCAGCAAATACGAAGGGAAACGAAATGAAAGTGAAGAAAACCCTCATGGACATGATCATCAAATGGCATCAGGCCGGATACAGCCTCGATGAGATCTCGCCACTGATGCCACAAGTCCCCAAAGAGGAAATCAAAGCAATCATCCAACAACACCACGAATAACAAGAAACCCGACCTTCCGGCCGGGCTCCTGACACCACCAGAAGACTACCACGCCGGAGGGAATCGAACAAATGAACGAACAAAACAACGAATCCCAACCAACACAAACCAACCAAAACAAGCCAGCGCTCGCCGGCATGTGCCAAGTGTGCGGCGGGGAGTGCAATCTTCGCAACACGATGTGCGACAAGTGCGAGACCGGCATTAGGGGATGGCTCCGCGACTATCCGTCACGGATTCATGCCCTACGTGAGTTCCTGGACAGCACCGCACATTATGGTGGCCATCAGCCGGGCCGGACCAATTTGGCTTCGGCTCCGACGCCGGTCAGGTTGTCTGTGATCGACCATCTGCAGGAGATCGATGATTTGGCCGTCGCTCTTTGGCGGCGGTTGTATGCTCCGCCGGCCATGCCATGGGCCGATAGCAGGATTCATCCGTCCGCATCGAAGTGCCTGAGCGTCTGCGCGGATTGCAATCGTCTTTCACGATTGCCGGACATCGGTTTGATATGGCACGACTGGGAGCGATTGGTGCGCAAGACGATGAGCATCATCGACGTGCCACCATCCAGGCATGGCATCGGCAGGTGCCTGAATCCTCTGTGTGGAGTGGAGCTGAGTGCGGAGGTCGGCGCGGTGAGCGTTGATTGTCCGGTGTGCGGCAACGCTTATCGCGTGGTCGATGTGCGATTGGGTTTCCTGCGGGAGTGCATCGAATCGGGCAGGGCGTTCACGGCGGGGGAGTGTGCGGAACTGCTGCGCGAATGCGGATTCCAGTGCAACGCGAACACGATTCGCTCATGGCGCAAGCGCGGCAGGCTCCAACCGGTTGGTGAAAACGTGAAGGGGCAGCCGTTGTACAGGCTTTCCGACGTGCATGGACAGGTCATGCGACGCGACTCGATTTGACAAAATCGAAAGTGCAACGCAAAATTGTCAGTGGATTAGAGGGTTCAAACCGAGGCGACTTGGTTTGAACCCTTTTCATATCCACCTTGGATTCTCCTAACTCCTTGTGCTACGTAACACCGTCCTGTCCGAACGGCATATCGGACACGCTCCGCCCACTCACGTCAGAGTGGGCATACACCAACAGTGGCAGGCAAGCCAATCCCGCGCTTACGTGATGCGGTGATGCTCAAACCGCCTGTCCATGCCTTCGTAGGAATCAGTGGCAGATCACACCGGTCGCAGATCTTCGGATCCTCTTCCTTGCGGCCGCGTGTATGCGCGGGTTCGACTCCCGCCGAAGGCGCTCCATGAATAACCTCGTGAGGGGATATCCACAGATGACGGGATCCCTAGTCGACACGTGGTCGGCCATGCTAGGACTTCATACGAAGGAATAACCATGAGCAAGCGACGCAACGAGCGGGTCAGCAACGGATACCGGCGGCGCATGCTCAGGCAAAGAGTGCTGGCCGCATACGATGTGTGCGCCATCTGCGGCAAGCCAGTCGACAAGACATTGAAGACACCACATCCGATGAGCGCCGAAGTGGATGAGCTCATACCGGTCTCACGCGGCGGTGATCCATACAGCTTCACTAACTGCAGGCTCACGCACCGCATCTGCAACAGGATGAAGAGCGACAAGACAGACGAACACGCACGAGCGCTGCTGGCTGGCAGACAGGAAGTGAAATCAAGCTCGATGCCGTTCAAAACGTTCGGCATCTGACCCGATACCAGGGCAGGGTACCCGGTCATACCCCCTTGGGGTAGCCTCGGGTGCAGTGCCGATATCTCTCCCGGAATTCAAACGTCGGAAACATGAGAAACATCGAAAGGTCGGAAAGCGGAGGTGGACGCCATGAAGTGCGAACTCTGCGGCAAGGAATTCCGACCTTCCGGCCACGGGCGGCCGCAACGGTACTGCTCCAAATCCTGCCGTCAGAAAGCGGATTATCGTCGGAAAAAGAACAATCCCGCTCGGGCGAGGAAAAGCAAACCTGTTGAGGCGAAGAGAAAACCCGAGCCGGAACTCGACAGACGGAACTTCGAACGGATGATGGACGGTTCCCATGAGGACACGCTCCGCGAAATCGTCGGCAGACTGCGCGAGGCTCTGCATGACCCGTCGACACCGGCCAGCGCGTTGCCGTCGATCAGCAGCAAGCTCGCCGAATTCGACGAACGGATGCGCATGGCCGAGGAATCCGGCAGCCTGTTCGATGCGAATGATGACGTGACGGAGGTGGCGGAGGATGTCGGAGCGTCGATTGTCTGAGATCGCCCAACGGCTCGTGCAGCCGGAAGACGTCACGTCGAGCGACTTCAACCTGATCAACAACGCGGCGGCCAAGGCCGGAATCCACTACGACCTGTGGCAGAAAGGCTTCCTCTACCTACTGTTCGCCAAACGCGCGGACGGCAAGTACGCGTGCGGCTCCGGTGGGGCGGTACTGTCCAGCTGCAGGCAGATCGGCAAGACGTTCACGGTCGGCACTGCGATGTTCATCCTGTGCGCCGGACGCGCCGGGACATTGGTCATCTGGACCGCGCACCACACGCGCACCTCCGACGAGACGTTCGCCGACATGTGCGACCTGACACACAATTCGAAACTGTCCAGGTACGTGCAGAACGTGCGTCGAGCGAACGGCCAGCAGGAGATCCGTTTCACCAACGGCAGCCGCATCATGTTCGGCGCCCGCGAGAACGGTTTCGGCCGAGGCCTGCACTCCGCAGACATCGAGGTGTTCGACGAGGCTCAGATCCTCACCATCAAGGCTTTGGACAACCTGATTCCGATCGTGAACACGAGTCCGAACCCGTTGATCGTGTTCATGGGCAATCCACCGAAGCCGGGCGACCAGTGCGAGGCGTTCGAGGAGAAACGTTCCACCGCGTTGTCCGGCAAGTCGGACGACATGCTCTACGTGGAGCTCGGCGCGGACCGCGACTGCGATCCGGATGACAGGAGCGCGTGGGCGAAAGCGAACCCGTCGTATCCGAAACGCACCAGCGAGCAGGCGATACTGCGCATGCGCAATCTCCTCGCCGAGGATTCGTTCCGCCGTGAGGCGCTCGGCATCTGGGATGAGACCGCCACCGCGTACGCCATCAGCCCCGACCTGTGGAAGGCCGCCGAGGCCGACGACGTGCCCGAAGGCGGCACGGTGAGCTTCGGACTCGACATGCCGCCCGACAGGAGCGTGCTGACCATCGGCGCCGCATTGCGGTACGAGGATGGGTCGGCCGTCATCCAGATGGCGAACATCAAGGACGCGAGGCAGTCGGGAACCATGTGGGCCGTGGACTGGCTCGCCGAACGCTGGCACAAGACCGCAAGCGTGGTCATCGACGCGCAGTCGCCCGCCATGAGCCTACTGCCAGACCTGAAGGCCGCGCACGTGAAGGTCACCGTGACGAACATGCAGGAGATGGGCCGCGCATGCGGCCGGTTCCTCGACATGCTCAAGGCCGGCACGCTCAAGCACCCGCGGGACGAATACCAGCCGCAGCTCGCCGAGGCGGTCAAGGGCGCGACCACGCGCCCGTTGGGACAGTCCGGCGCGATCGCATGGAACAAGCTCGGCTCGGATATCGACATAACGCCGCTCGTATCCACCACACTGGCGCTCTACGGCGCGTTCACCACGAAACGGCATCCCGGAAGACGGCAGGAGGTGATGGTCTGATGGTGTTCTACATGGCCGACGGCACTACAATCAGCACAGCGCCGAAATTCACCGGCAACAGCTACCTCGACACAGCGAGCGGCAACGTCGGTACCATCCTCGGCGTCGACGATGAGGACATGCCCATCATCCACGAACTGCTGCGCGTCTGGCGCGAGAAATACCCGCGCAACCTGATCCGCGGAGCCTACTACGACTGCAAGGAACGGTTCAAGGACTTCGGCATCTCCATCCCCGACCAAATCAAGAACAAGGTCGAGGCGATGATCGGATGGCCCGAACTCGCCGTCCGATCGTTGAGCGACCTGAGCGACCTGGAAGGATTCAGCATCTCCGGCGACGACACGATGGGCATCAACGACCTGTTCGAGGACAACCAGCTGGACGTCACCGCATCCGAACTGATCGTATCCTCATACAAGCACTCATGCAGCTTCCTGACCATCGCCGCAGACCCGGAGGATCCGGAACGAATCAGCATGATCCCTCGTTCCGCCGACTGGTCCGCGGGAATCTGGGACAGGCGCAACCACCGCCTGGCCGCCGCGCTGACCATCACCGAGGACGACAAGGACGGACGGATCTGCTCGTGCAACGTATGGCTCCCCGGCAAGGTCTACGAATGCTCAGGGCGCCCACTGCCATGGCGCGCGGAGAAAATCGAAACGAACTTCGACCAGCCGACGGTCGTCGCGCTCGCCTACGACAGGCAGATGGATAGGCCGTTCGGCCACAGCCGCATCAGCCGCTCGCTCATGAGCCTCGTGGACGCCGGATTCCGTACCATGGTCCGCATGGAGGCATCGGCCGAATTCTACTCCGTTCCCAAACTCTGGTTCATCGGAGCGAACAAGGACGCGTTCAGCAGCAACACGTGGAAGAGCCTCATCCAGGCGATCAACGCGATCAGTGCCGACGAGGACGGCAACCTTCCCCAATTGCAGCAGGTGCAGCAGGCGTCCATGACACCCCATTCGGACATGCTCAAGACGATGGCCATGCTCGTCGCCTCGCAGACCCGGGTGCCGGTCGACTACCTGGGCATCACATTGGACAACCCGACCAGTGCCGAGGCCATGGCGTCCGCCGAACGACGTCTGACACGCATCGCAGACAAGCAGAACGTGGCCTTCGGACGGGAACTCAAACGGGCCATGGGCATCGCCGTGGCGTTGCGCGAAGGCGCGAACACGATACCGGACTCCATACGCGACGTGCACCCGGTATGGGCACCGACAAGGGAGGTCTCCGATGCGGCGCGCGCCGACGCGTTCACGAAGATCGCCGACAAGGTCACCGGCTACGCCGACTCCGACGTCGGACTCGAACGCCTCGGCCTGAGCCGTGAGGAAATCACGCGTCTACGCGCCGACCAGCGCAAGGCACGCGCGCAGAACGTCGTGGACCAGCTCAAGATCCGCGCGGCGCAAAACAGCCAGCAGCAGGAGGCGTCAGATGAATCTGAACAATCTGAATCTGCCTCCGGAACGCCGCAAAGCATTGGAACAGGTACTTGACCAAGCATGGAAGGACTACCAGGACAACCTCACGAACCTGACCGACGCGGCCGCCGATGAAATCGAGACCGTACTGGAACGCGACCCGTTGAACGCGCGCGAAACGGTGCGTGAATACACGGCCGCGGCCAACCGCCTCGCCGACGACTATTATGCGACGGTACGCACCGCATGGGCCGAATACGCTGGCGTGACCATGCCAGACTTCGACCCTGGATCTGACCTGGAACCGGAACGGGTACTTTGGCAGGTCCAAGGCGGCTTCGCCAACACCGACTACAACGGATTGACCTACTCGCAGGTCATGGCAGGCCAGGCACGATCCGGCGCGACCATCGACGACCTGTGGCCATCATTCTCGAACATCGACGACGCGCAACAGTTCATCACCGACATGATCCGCACCGGCGCCCGATTGACCGAACGACGGAACATACGACTCGACCCCACGAAACCAAAATGGGCGAGAGTACCAAAAGGTCCCAAAACATGCGCGTTCTGCGCCATGCTCGCCTCACGCGGCTACGCATACACCAGCGAGGAAGCGGCAGGTGGCAAAGGCAACATCTACCACGCCGACTGCCATTGCCAACCCATGCCGAACTGGGGCAAACAGGTGCTCGCCGGATACGACGAAACCGCATACAAAGCCGAATACGAGCGAATGAAAGCGCTCGCCGACCGCGAATACGATGGAGACATTCTCAAAGCGTACAGGAGCTCTCCCGGCGTGTGCACGGATTCCGTGGTCCCCGAAGCATTGAAGAAGACTCCGGGCCGTCCGCCGAAGTTCGACGCGAAGCATCCGTTCAGGACCTTCCTTGGAAGCGGAAACCTGAGGGATGCGGTCGTGGGGACGAATCCGATGTTCGATGAGGGTCCGGAATACAGGAACAACTGCCAGCGTTGCGTCGTCGCTTACGAAATGCGCAGGCGAGGATACGCAGTCACCGCGATGCCGAGGCCGATGGATCCCAGGACAGGACTTCCGGCCTTGGACACGGACACTAACCGGTGGGGAAGCTCCTTTAAAGGCGATTGGCGGTCTTGTGGCTCCGATTCAGGTCTTGATGGCGCTTCGGCGCTTTTGGATGAATGGGGCAAAAGCAGCCGCGCGTTCGTCGAAGTGGAGTGGCTTGATGGAACGAGGCATGTCTTCGTCGCGGAGAACCTGAAAGACGGGATACATTTCATGGACCCGCAAACCGGGTCGATGAACGTGTCAAGGTATTTCGAAATGGTCAACCATGGCATGACACGTATAATGAGGGTAGACGATGCGGAACCTACTGAACTGGTGTTGAAATACTGCAAGGAGGGCCAGAGATGATATTGACGGATGCCATCGGCCTCGTCCTTGCCGAATATCCCGGCATGAGGGCGATAGGCGCTGCGGAAAATTCCGACGCATGGATCATCGGCCTTGATTTCGCCGCTTCGACCAGTGAACATCCGGTACCTGGAACGCCAAGCATCGCGGTCGATAAAACATCAGGCGTTTTGCATAGCCTTACTCCTGGAACGGATGAATTCTGGCATTACATGACCGGTGCCAGGAAAGTGCCCATCCCACAGGTCTGAAATCATTCCAAGCCACCCACATGGGTGGCTTTTCTTATGCCATTTTTGGTGGATTGCCGGAGTAGACGAACGGACCCGACTGTAAATCGGGTGCTTCACAGCCACGCAGGTGCGAATCCTGCATCCACCACTCGACCAGCCGGTCCGGTTGGCGGCGACCATGCGCCGTATCGCGTGGGAGGACCATACAGCGCACCGTGGCGCGGTCGAACTCGAATCCACGGGAAACAGCAAGAAGGAGCACAGCATGTTCAACAGATTCCGATTCCCGGCCCGTATCCGTCTCATCGACGGCGGCGGGGACGAGGGCGGTTCCGGCGATAGTGGCGACGGCGGCGAGCCGAAATCGTTCACCCAGGAACAGGTCGACCAGATCGTCGAGAAAAGGTTGGCGAAGGAGCGCGGCAAGTACAAGGACTACGACGAGCTCAAATCAAAAGCCATGAAACTCGACGAGATGGAGAACGCCGGAAAGAGCGAAATCGACAAGCTTAAGGAATCGAACGCCGCATTGCGCAAGCAGATCGACGACGCCGCGGCCGAGAAACAGCACGCCGAATGGGTGTCCGAAGTCGCCAAAGACAAGGACGTTCCGGCCGAACTGCTCCGCGGCGGCAGCAAAGAGGAACTCGAAGCGCATGCGGACCTCCTGCGAGCGGCATTGCATCCAGCATCCAGGCCGCCGAGGGTGAAGAACCAGACAGGCTCTCCTTCGCACCAGAACAACAACAAGGACGCCGAAGAGCTCTCGTACATCCATCAGCTCCTCGGCAGATAACGACTGAAAGGACAAGCCATCATGGCGATGAAAACAGACCAGATCAAGCTCCCCGTGAGCGTGGCCACCGAAATCGTGAACAAGGCCAAGGACACCAGCACCATCGCGTCCCTGAGCCCCAGCACGCCGCAGATCTTCTCCGACGCCGACTACCTCGTGTTCAACGGCAAGAGCGAAGCCGAGGTCGTGGCCGAAGGCGCGGTCAAGAACAGTTACGAGCAGACCGTGGATTCCGTCGTGGCGAAGCGCTTCAAGGTGCAGACTACCACCCGCGTCACGAGCGAACTCCAGTGGGCCGACGAGGACAACCAGCTGCAGATCATCCGCAGCATCCAGGCGGATCAGGCAGCCGCTTTGGGCCGTGCGCTCGACTACGTGATCTACCATGCGATTAACCCGAAGACCGGCACCGCGCTTTCCGGATTCAACCCGTTGAGCACGTCCGCCGTGCAGGTGATCGCCGGCGATGACGAAATCAGCAACGTGGACGCCCTGGCCGATGCGCTGAACGACTCCTACGACATCAACGGCGTGGCATTGTCCAAGACTTGGGCGTCCCGTCTGCGCAAGCTGCGCGTCCCCTCCACCGGCATGCGCTTCTATCCGGAGATTCCGCTGAACCTGCAGGCCGGCAGCCTGGACGGCATCACCGCCGCGACCTCTGGCACCGTCAACGGACGACTGGCCTCGACCCCGACGAAGGTGCTCGCGTTCATGGGAGACTTCAGCCTCATCAAATGGGGCATGGTCCGCGACCTGACCAGCGAGATTATCGCCTACGGCGACCCGGACCAGACCGGCGTGGACCTGAAGGCCCACAACCAGATCGCATACCGTACCGAAGCGATGTACGCGTTCGCCGTCATCGACCCGAACGCGTTCGCCGTGCTCAAGACCAAGTGAGGTGAACGATGAGTTTCCCCATCCAGACGCTTGTGATCAACCCCGCAGGCGAGGAAAAGCACACTGTCGGCCCGTTGGACGCGCAGGTGCGGCTTGTCAACACTGACGGCACCGCCTTCTCCGCCGGTTCCGGTGCCTACGAACTGCCGGAGGCCGGCAAGGACACCCTCGGCGGCATCAAGCAGTTCGCGCCCGAACAGACGATTGGCAACGTTGACGGCAACATCGTCAAGGCCGCCGCAGCCGCTCCGACCAAGGATGAATTCGACAAGCTCGTCACGGCTTTCAATACTTTGGCGAAACAGTTCGATGACACTATCACCGGCCTCGCGGCCTCCGGGGTGATCAAGCTGCCGGACAAGAAGTGACCATGACGGACGAACCGGACATGTTCGCCACCTCCGACGATCTCGAACGGAGGTGGCACAAGCTCACCGACGATGAACGTCAGAAAGCCGACACGCATCTCGCGGACGTGACCGACTACATCAAGGAACGCTCGCCCATCTGGCGGCGGCTCCTCGAAGAACGGCCACGCCTGCTGACGAAGATCACCTGCGACATCGTCCGCAGAATCATGCAGGCCGACCCGTACGACATTCCCGGCGGCATCACGCAGATGAACCAGACCACCGGCAGCTTCAGCGAACAATACAGTTTCGGAGCGCCCACCGGCGATCTCTGGCTGCGCGACGACGAGAAACGCATCCTTGGCATCAACGCCCAACGCGCGTTCAGCGTCGACATGGCCACAGGTGAGGTGTCCTGATGGAAACCATCGAAGTATGGCGCGGCCAACCCACGACCGACACGGACGGCAACCCCATCCAAGGCAAGCCAGCCCGCGTCGGCACGTTCCAGGCGTTGGTCGCGCCGGTCTCCGCCACCGACCAGACCGAGGAGAACGCCAGCCCACGGACCATCGAATACACGATCCACATCCGCGGCAGCCAGCCATCCGGCATCCAGTCCTCTGACCTGATCAAAGTCAGAGGCCTGTTCCTGCCCGTCAAAGGCGTCCCACAGGTGTGGAGCAACGTCCGCGGACGGCACGTCGGCGACGTGGTCACCGTGGGCGAGCGGAAAGGATAGACCATGGCCAAACGATGCAGATTCGTGTTCAACCGCAAGGCATTCAGCCAACAGGTGCTGAAGAACGAGACCCTGCGTGACCGCATGCGCGACGCCGCCAACGAGGCCGTCACCGACAGCCGCTGCATGGTGCGCGACCATAACGGCGCGAACCGCAATGGCGTGGCCATCCTCTGTCCCGCACCCGTGGAGAAGGCGCACGGCACATTGGAGGACACACTCGGGAGGATGCGCGTATGAGCATCCCCGTCACCCCGCGGCGCACGGAGCCGCTGCTCCTGCCCAGGCTGCGGGAGCTGTTCCCGGACGTGACGTTCGACACGATCGAACGCAACGACCTCGAACCGCCTTTCATGGAAGCCACGTTGGCCGACTCCATGCAGGGCATGAGCACTCCCATCTCGCAGTACGTGCGGCTGCGGCTGAGCGTGCGCTGCATGAAAGAGGATCATACGGGCGACTGGGACAAGGCCGCACGCCTGTGGGCCGACATCGCGAGGGAGATCATCGGGCTTGGAACCGTCGCGCCGCTCATCGACGCGTCACTCGAATCCGGGCCGGTACGCATGACTGACGAGGACAAGAGGCTGGTGTGCGCGTACGGCGTGCTCCTGCTCGAGGTCACCGTCAACTGAAACACAACCAAAGACAACGTGCCGCCACACGCGAAGAACGGAAAGGTGCAGACGAATGTCTGACAACAACGAAAAAACCACCGTCGCCGCGCAGGGCGCGACCGACTACGGGTACGTGTCCAGCGGCAACACCGCAGGCAACGTGCGCCTGATCAAGAACTACGCGCTGTTCCTGTTTCCAAAGGGCGACAGCACGTTCGTGGCTCCGACCGGAGTGGCCTGGACCCCGCCGGCAAGCAAGAAGCCGATCGGCTACTCCACGGAGGACGGCGCCGTACTGCATCCGGAGCCGGGCGACAGCACCGACTACAAGGCCCACAACGGCGACATCGTGCTGTCCGACACGGATCCGGGCTACTGGACCCTGCAGCTCGCCGCCATGGAGGGCCGCAAGGATGTGGTGTCGGCCTACTTCGACGTGGACGTCGAATCCGACGGAGGCATCAGCATCAAGGGAGCCGGACTGAAGAAGGAATGGATCCTCGTCCTGGTCGCGCTCGACCAGCGGGACCGTCCGTTCCTCCTGTACGGCACCAACTCGAAGGTGTCCGACCGTGACGACGTGAGCCTGAAATCCAGCGAGATCATGAATTTCAGCATGACGTTCAAGATGCTCAAGGGAGACAAGGGCGAGCAGTTCCACGCCTGGGGCCTCGTCACCGAAGACGGCAAGTGACCCATTGATTCTTCCCGTGCGGCCGATGGCGGTCGACCGCACGGGACCATTACCCATAACCGCCGATAACCATGAAACGGAGACGAAATGAGCGACAACACCTACCATGTCGTGGACGTGGACCTTACCGACGCGGAGGAGCTCAAACCCGACGTGCACCTCGAGGTCGCCGGCGTCAAACTCGACCTGCCGAACCTCAACAACGCGGAACTGCCCATCGAACTCGTCCAGGCCATCCTCCTGGTCAAAAGCAAGCCCGCATTGTCCGACGAGGAAACCACGGCCTGCGTGAGCACGTTCCTCGCCTACTTCCAGACGATGCAGCCGAACTTCTGGAACGTGCTGCGCAAGACCAAACGTCCGATGGCCTACCTCACCGCGACCATCAAGGCGTGGGCCGAGGAATCCGGACTGGACCCAAAAGCGTTTACCTCGCCCACCTCTGGAACAACAATCGCGCGGCGTTAGCCTACGACTGGATCCGAGCGTACGGGCAGATCTACAGGCCCGTACGCTTCCGGGAATGGGTTGAAGGCCAACGTCCACGAGTCGATTGGGGACTCGCCTGGGCGTTGACCCGCGAAATCCTCAAAGACCATACGAGCCACTCGTGGATGGCGTTGCAGAACGCCGTCTACGCGCCCGACGGAGCCGAACAGGCGGTCTGGACGCTGTCCGGACAACGCAAACGCCCATGGTTCGACCACGAGCACGACCCGCTCCGCCCGCCGACACCGACGCACAGCCTCACCCGTCGGCAGCGCGAGGACAGGGAACGGCTCAAAGCCTACTTCCACATCAACGACGACCTCTGACTCCGACCGCCATCGGAATCCCAACCTACGAATAAGGAAACACGATGGCAGCACAGGACATAGGCGTCGCATACGTCCACGTCGAACCATCCGGCAAAGGATTCGGCAAAAGCATCGAAGGCGACATCGGCGACGCCGTCAGCAAAGCCTCCAAGAAAAGCTCCAACACCCTCATCTCGAAGATCGGCGGAGCATTCGGCAAAATCGGCAAGGTCGGCACAGGCGCGATCGCCACCCTCGCCGGCGGCATCACCGCATTGGCCGCCAAAGGCGGCTTCACCCGCGCCCTCAACATCGAGAACGCGCAAGCCAAACTCAAAGGCCTCGGCCACGACAGCGCGAGCGTCACCGAAATCATGAACGACGCGCTCGCCTCCGTCAAGGGCACCGCGTTCGGACTGGGCGACGCCGCCACCGTCGCGGCCAGCCTGTCAGCATCCGGCATCAAGGAAGGCGACCAGCTCACCAAGGTCCTCAAGACCGTGGCCGGCACCGCGCAGATCAGCGGCAGAAGCCTCACCGACATCGGCATGATCTTCGGTTCCGTCGCCGCCCGAGGCAAACTCCAGGGCGACGACATGCTCCAGCTCATGTCGAGCGGCATCCCGGTCCTCCAAATGCTCGGCAAGCACCTGAACAAGACCAGCGCCGAAGTGTCCGACATGGTCTCGGACGGCAAAATCGACTTCCAGACCTTCGCCGACGCCATGCAGGAAGGCCTAGGCGGCGCCGCACTATCCGCAGGCACCACATTCACCGGCGCCCTGGCCAACGTGAAAGCCGCATTGAGCCGACTCGGAGAAACAGCCGCCACACCAGTCCTCAACGGCCTGCGCGGCCTGTTCAACCAAGCCATCCCACTCATCGACACATTCACCGCAGCCGTCACACCAACCCTGCAAAAAGTCGGAGCGGCACTCCAACAAGGTCTCGAGAACGCGATACCCGCCACACAGGCGAAACTCAAAAACCTTGGCGACACGATCTCCAACATCCCCGGCTTCCAGATGCTCGCCTCGGCGACGGCCAGCCTCAAAAGCCAACTCACTGGCCTCCGGAACGCAACCACATCACTCATAGGCGGACTCAACAATGGCGGCGAAGCCGCCACAATGTTCTCCACAACCGCCGGCGCGCTCGCGGGAGTGGTCGCTTCGGTCGCGCAGGCGTTGTCGAACGCGGCGGGATGGGCGAAGACGTTCGTCAACACGTTCATCGAGACGGGCGCGTTGCAGCCGTTCCTTGAAAGCCTGACCGGCGTCATCTCCGGATTGGGCTCGCTGGTTTCCGGATTGGCGGCCGCGGTCTCGCAGGCCTTCGGCTTCAACGACAGCGCGCGCACCGCCAGTTCCGCGGCGCAGAGCTTCGCCGGACTGTTGAACACTTTGACCGGCGTGCTCATGACGGTGGGAGGCTGGCTGCAGTCGGTCGGACAGTGGGCGCAGCAGAACGGCGCACTGGTATCCGGCGCGTTGAAAGCCATCGCCGTCGCATTGCTCGCCGTCAAGGGCTGGGACATCGTCTCGGCCGGGCTGAAAACGGTTTCCGGCGGGCTGAAGGCCATCTCCGCGACCGCCTCCGGTGTGGAGAAGACCGCTACGGCCGCGTTCGATTTGATTGGCAAGATCTCCGACGCGGGAAGTGTGGCGGGCGGGCTGAAGCGACTCGCTGGCTCGTTCAACATCGTCAAGACCGCTCAATCGGCGTGGAGTGCGGTGACCAAGGCCGCTACTGCCGTGCAATTGGCGTTCAGCGCTGCTTTGGACGCGAATCCTATCGGAATGCTCGTCGTAGCCATCGGTGCGGTCGTGGCCGCATTGGCATGGTTCTTCACCCAGACCAATACCGGACGTCAAATGTGGGCGTCGTTCACGTCGTTCCTCTCGTCCGCGTGGCAGGCGACCGTCGGCAAGGTCACCTCTATCGGCCAGACCATCGTCACGTTCTTCACCTCGACGCTCCCGTCGGCCATCCAAGGTGTCGGACAATGGTTCCAACAACTGTCCGGCAACATCGCCAGCTGGCTCGCCGGAGCAGCGTCAGCCGCCGCATCATGGGCCGTGAGCCTTGGCCAGTCCGCATTGCAGGCCGGACAACAGTTCCTCACAAACCTCGCCAACGCGATCATGAACCTGCCAGAGACGATCGCCTACTGGCTCGGCTACACCGTCACGTCAATCGCGCTGTACGCGGTCGCGTTCGGCGCGCAGGCCTTCCAGATGGGCATGCAATTCGTGCAGAACGTCGGCACGTTCCTCGCCCAACTCCCAGGGAACGTGGCCGCATGGCTCGCCTCGACAGCCGCGAGCATCGGCGCATGGGTGTCGTCCACGGCCATGCAAGCTCTACAGATGGGTACGCAATTCGTGCAGAACGTCGGCACGTTCCTCACCCAGCTGCCCGGCAATGTGGCTAGCTGGCTCGCGGGAGCCGTAGCCTCAGCCTCGGCGTGGGTTTCCAACATGGCGTCGCAGGCCATCCAGGCGGGCAGCCGGTTCCTCACGAGCGTGGGTACGTTCCTCTCCGAATTGCCGGGACGAATCGGCTCATGGCTGTCCGCGACTATTTCCAGCGTTGCCAGCTGGGCGTCCCAGATGGGGTCCAAGGCGTTGCAGGCCGGCAACCAGTTCGTGCAGAACATCGTCAGCACCCTGTCATCACTGCCGGGCCGCATGCTCAGCATCGGAGCGAATATCGTCAACGGCATCGTCAGCGGCATCCAGAGCAAGATCGGCAGCATCGCGTCGAGCCTGCTCTCCGGCGTCAACGATGCCATCTCCGCTGTCAAAAGCAAACTCGGCATCCACTCACCATCACGCCTCATGCGTGACGAGGTCGGCGTGATGATCGGCCGGGGCATGGCCCTGGGCATCGACGATTCGGCCGCCGTGGTCGACCGGTCCATGGACTCGCTCGTCTCCTCGATGAGCCTCGACGGCACGGACTGGTCGAAGACCGGACGATTGAACGTCACCACGGCCACGCCATCGGATTCCGACAGACTCTTGGAAACCGTCATCGGCAGGATGGACACGCTGATCGAAGCCGTCGAAACGGCGACGGCCGACGACCGGCCGTTCACCCAGCGTGACTTCGCAAGACTCGTAAGGAGCGTGGCATGAGAACCCTGAGCTACGTGAGCGGCGCGACAGGCGAGTCGATCGGTTTCGAAGGGCCGCTCTACGGCGGGACGCTCACGGGACTGCGAGCCCGCGTCTGGGACTACAGCCTCGCCTCACGTGGCATGACGGGCATCACCCGCAAGGCACGCGAGGCGACAGTCACCGTGAAGATCCACGATTCTCCAGCCACGCTCGACCTACTGCGCCGCCTTGCGGACGCCGACATGGCATCCGGGAACCCGGGCACGCTCGTGGCCGACGGCGAATGGGAAGCCAAAGCGTGGATCACGAAAAGCGAACCGCAATCCATCACGCCCACGATGGTCGAGACGCAGTTGACCATCGTGCTGGCCGATGGCGTGTGGCGCCGTCCGACCATGACGCATTTCACGCCGCGATACGATTCCGGAACCGCCGACCTTGACTATCCGCATGATTATCCGCATGATTTCGCCGGCATGGCATTGGGCGCGGAGATCGTCAACGACACATCCATCCCGCAGCCGGTCAAACTCACGATATTCGGACCGTGCACAAACCCGTACGTCATCATCGGAAACAACCGGTACGAGGTCGACGTGACCGTGCCATCCGGCTCGCGTCTGGGAATCGACGGCACCGGCGATGTCAGGACCGTCACCATGGTCAGCGGCACAGGTCTCGCCACAAACTGCTTCGCGCAGGCCGTGCGAGGGTCGGGCAAGGATTCCGGCCGGTACGTGTTCCAACCGCTCGCGCCCGGAACACAGCCGATCAGCTGGCCGGGAGGATTCCAATTCGACTTGACGGTCTGCGAGGAAAGGAGCGAACCGCCATGGACCTGATCGTCACCGACGCCACAGGCAAACCCGTGGCGAGCCACGCCTCATACACGCTCGACCTCGCGTTCGGTAGCGGGGAGAACGACTTCGACCTGCAGGTCGAAGACGCCGCGCTCAAGGCGGGGAGCCGCATCATGATCGACGGCACCGAGTACGGCGGCATCATCGACGACACGGATGTCGACGTGGACGGAGGCCTGTCCACCGTCACATGGCATGGCCGCGACTGGCATGGAGTGCTCGCCTCGAAGATCATCGAACCGGACAGGAACAACGATTACCTCACCCTGTCCGGCACGATTCCCGTCATCATGCGCACGCTCGTCAGCCGTGCGGGATTGCAAGGCCTGTTCACCGTCACCGACGAAAGCGCCGGCCACAAGACCACCTGCCAGTTCGACCGGTACGTGGACCTGTACAGCGGTCTGGTCAAGATGCTCAGGGCAAGCGGACTCAAACTCCGGTTGCGTAATGACGGCGACAAGGTGGCCATGAGCGCCATGCCCGTCCGCACGATCGGCGACAGCATCGACTCGGACCTCATCGACTTCACCGCCAAACAGGCGGCGCACCCGATCAACCATCTCATCTGCCTGGGCAAGGGCGAACTCAAGGACCGTACCGTCATCCACTGGTACGCCGACGCGAACGGCACGTTCAGCCACACGCAGACCCTCAAAGGCCTTGACGAACGCACCGCCACATACGAGTTGTCCAACGCCGAAGCCGACGAGCTCGAGGACAAGGGCAGGCAGAAATTCCAGGAACTTCGGAATACCAGCACCATCGACGTGGACATTCCTGACGGCATCGACGCGGACGTCGGCGACCTGGTCACGGGCCGTGACAACAACACGGGCCTCGTCGTCACTGCCGAGATCTCCAAGAAGATCGTCAAGGTTTCGGGAGGCGTGCTCACCGTCACCTACGAATCCGGAGGTGCCAGCGCCGGCGGCAACAGCGGAGAATCCTCCATCGGGGATGGTGGCCACGCCTACTACGCTGGAGCCGGCCTCAAACTCGACGCCTGGACGTTCAGCGCCGACGTGACCAGAAACGACATCGACTCGCTCAACAACGCATTGTCGGGTAAACAGCCGAAAGGCGACTACATCACCGGCCTGAAAATCGGTTCGGTGGACACGCTCGCCCCCGGTGCACAGGCAAGCGCGTCGCTCACGGGCGCCGGCAGCGACAAAACCTTGAATTTGGGGCTTCCGAAAGGCGACCAGGGTCCGCAAGGGGAGAAGGGCGACAAGGGCGACACAGGACCACAGGGGGCCACCGGAGCGACCGGCGCCACCGGGGCGAAGGGTCCAACGGGAGCCACTGGGCCACGAGGACTGAGCCTACGGAAATTCAATGGCGACATCAGCGGTTCGGGTGCGGGCGGAGCAGTGAGCAAAATTGCCCTATCTGGTATTCAGCCAAATGGAAACCTGCAGGTCGGAGACACCATTTTTGACCAATATCAACAAACAGATGGTCTTGAACTTGGGTTCTGGCAGGTCACCGCCATCAACGGTAGCGATGTGACCGTCAAAGGCGTCGGTAGCTACATCGTGCACAAAGGGCCGAAGGGTGACAAGGGAGACAACGGCATGAGCGTGAGCCAGGCATTCATCGCCGCCCACCCCGTGGGCTCCCTTTACTGGACCACTTCCACGGCCAATCCGGGAACAACCTACGGAGGCACTTGGAAGGAATGCGGCACGACGCTTCCGGGACACATCTACCAGCGCACAGCCTGAAAGAGAAAGGAACATCAATGGCACGAACCACGAACATCACCAGATACACCTGCGACCGATGCCACGCCTCCGCATACCTCGCCGACGGTGACCCACGCACCTCCAGCGACTGGCACGACATCACCCACACCACCGTCGACGGAGTCGCACAGGGCGCGCTCGTCTGTACCGCATGCTGGCAGACGTTCAAAGCGCTGGCAGCCACGCAGGACGCCGCCTACGCCGCATACCTCAACAACACAACAGATAGGAAGGAATGACCATGACCATGAATCTCATCACCGGCAAGGCCGGCGCTCCGCACATCACATCCAGCGACCAAGGAGCCATGCAGGCCGGACTGGTCGGAAACGGCAACTACCTGCTGCAAGGCGGCGACGGCAAATTCCCCGCCGTGACCATGCAGTCAGCAAACAAGGCGCTCGTCCCGGTCCTCAACCTTGTGATTGAAGGACGGTACGCACGCGTCACCGCGGCGGAAACCGTCACCATCGAAAGCGGAGTCACAGGACTGAACCGCAACGACCTAATCTGCGTGAAATACACGCGAGACTCGAACAACATCGAAACGATCGCGCTCGCGGTGCTGAAGGGCACCGCCACCAGTGGCACGGCGGCTGACCACACGGTACCGTCGGGTAGTATCCTGAACAATTCCGGCACCGTATGGATTCCGATCGCCCGCATTCCAATCAGTGGCATCACCGCTGGAACTCCTGTCATGCTTGTCAAGCAGTTGCCTCCGATGAGCCAACTGTGGGATTCCGTAACCCTGCCGTTTGGGAAAAGCAATGGCAACGGAGGAATCTATCCAATCGGGAAAATACCCAATCCGAATGCGATTAAGGCTTTGAATGGCAGAGCCATACTATCGTCTGGGACGACAGTGGCGATTCCATTCATTCACCCGTCATATCTGCAGCGGTCAGTCCAAGTATCGATCGCGCCGGACGGGACCGTCAACCTGCTCGTTGGTCCCGAGGTGGCTGTCACAGGCGGAATCGTGGAAATCCACTTTTAATAGCTTTCCGTAACCCTGTACCAGGATTCCAATTGGATCATCATGCGTAACGGCAGGATGATTTTGATCAAGTTCAGTGGGAAAATCGGTTCGGGCAGTTGGGATGCTGTTGAATGTCCGGTAAAGCTCGCGTCCTGGTATCGTCCCATCGTTGACTTGTCGACTGTCTGCCTTGTATCAAATGGGCAAACGGCGCGAAGCCTCACGGCCAGAGCTGATGGAACTATCCGAGTGGCGAACATGGGAAACGTTGGCAGCAATCAGGATTGCGTCGGCACGCTTTGTTTCCCAATCCCATGATTTCTAGCTTTCCGTAACCCAGACTTTGATTAAATCACAGTATGGCACCGTGACCGGCGTGAAGTCTGGCAAGATCGCGCAGATTAGCATCAACTGGAAAAGCGCGAGCACTGACTCGTGGGGCAGTGGACAGTTCGGTACAATTCCGGAGGGTTGGAGGCCTGCGGTCGTCACGCATGGCACGTGGTCGGGGCGTGATGGTGGCAGCCAGCGTGATTTCATTCTGGAAACGAATGGCAATTTCCGTTATGTCAATTGTGGCGCGGGGCAGAACAGCGGCACGTTCTCCGGGACGATGACCTACATTCTCGCCTGAATAGCTTTCCGTA